CGACCGTATCCATGAGCTACAGACGCAGATAGACGCCGATCGTGCGTCGGAATCTATGGAAAGGCGCTACGCGCCGAGCACCGGAGGAAACAACGTGAGCAAGCCGACCATGCCCGGCACTGTTAAGGTCACCCGCGAGCCGGAGGTATACCGGCGCGAGGATGCTTCCCGGTCGTTCTTTATGGACATGATCAACGTCCGCAACAACCACGACAGGGACGCTCAGGAGCGCCTAGAGCGTAACAACGCCATGGCTGCTGACCGTGCTAAGGCGAATGGCGAGCGACGCGCAATCAGCACCACAAACGGCTCTGGCGGCGAGTTTGTGCCGCCGCTGTGGCTTGAGGCTGAGTACATCAAGCTGGCCCGGCCCCGCCGCGTATTCGCTGATCTCGTTGTTAACGATCCGCTGCCCGGCGGAACTGATGTAATTAACCTGCCGAAGGTGGCCAGCGGAACAGCCACGGCAGTACAGGGAACACAGAACACGCCGATCCAGCAGACTGATCTAGCCTCTACGTCTATTTCGTCGCCGGTCACGACTGTCGCAGGTGGCCAGACCGTTTCGCTTCAGCTACTGGAGCAGTCGCCGCTAAACATTGATGACGTGATTCTCGGCGATCTTGCGGCAGCGTACGCGCAGCAGCTCGACACGCTGTGCCTCACCGGATCTGGCGCGGGTGGTAATCCGACGGGTGTCCTCACGCTGGCGGGTACTAACGGCGTTACATGGGGTGGCACTGCCCTGGTGGGCGCTAATTCGCTATACGCGGCGATTGCCTCGGCGATTTCCAAGGTGTTCACTTCGCGGTTTGAGGCACCCGACGCGATTGTCATGCACCCGCGCCGGTTTATGTGGGCGCTGGCCCAGCAGGACAACGCTCAGCGGCCGGTCATCGTGCCGGTTGAGAACGGTCCACAGAACGCGATCGGCACTTTCTCTGTGCTGAATGCGCAGGGTCCGGTCGGTCAGATTCTCGGCGTGCCGGTGTATCTCGATGCGAATATTCCGACTAATCTTGGCGCTGGCACTGACCAGGATCGCGTCCTGGTGCTGAAGTCTGATGACGTCCGGCTTTGGGAATCGCATATCCGGGCTGAGGCATTCCAGCAGACTTACGCTCAGAATATGTCTGTCTTTGTGCGGCTCTACAATTACGCATCTTTCCAGTCGGCCCGCTATCCGGGGTCCATCTCCGTCATCAGCGGCACCGGCCTAAACCAGGTGCTATAGCACCACCATCTATGGCAGGCGACAGGACATTCTGTCGCCTGCCGTTATGGCTGAGTAGGTAATGAGATGACCACTACAGAGACACGCTGGATTGCTAGCAACCGTGCTCGGAACGCAGCACGGGCAGACATAGTAAAGCGGTCGATGCGCAAGCGAAGAGACTCGGCCAGTATCGGCGTTGCAGCATGCGCCCGCAGGCAGACACAAGTCCCTGCCAGGCGGGACAGGGGATGCACCGGTTGATTCCCGTGCGAGTAGGCAATGCACCGGTTGTCGCGCTGCGCAGCGGTAAGCCTCAGCAGAACTACAGCGAGTAAGTACCGGGGGCGTATCAGACTGTACTGGCGTGCACCACGGCGACCCTGCCCCCAGGGGGTGACACACGCGCGATACCTGAAACGAATGGGCATTAGGACAATATGGACATTGATATAACTCCGCGTAGTCGCGGCGCGGACTTCAGCGCTGCGGTAATCGACCGCTACGAGCTACAAGAGCACGAGCTAGCGCTACTCGATGAAATCGCCCGCACCATGAATGACCTTGACGCGCTGGCCGCGCACGTTGAATCCGCCGGGCATACAATCGCCGGCCGGGTAAACCCCGCGCTAGTTGAAGCACGGCAAATGCGCATCGCGCTCGCTCGCCTAGTCGCTGCGCTGCGTTTGCCGGAGGAAGACAGCGAGGATGCGGGCAGTCCTCAGCGTCGCGTGGGTGTGCGCGCGCCGTATTCCATGGGTGGTGGCCGGTGAGGCGCAAAGGCGCGCAGCGCGACCTATTCCGCCGCACCTATGATCAGTGGATTTCCGCCGGGGCACGGCCGGATTTTGCTAACGCATGCGTGGCTGTCCCCGGGCTCGGCGCTGTGTTCATCGGGCGTTATGGCGATCTCAGCGACGACGAGACTGCGCTACTGCGCCGCATTGCCACTGGTGAGGCTTCACACCCGCTGGTGACGTCAGACCGTGCCCGTCGGATGTTGGAGAACCTATGAAGAGAATCACCGTTGCGGATACCGCCCGCTACGCGGCCTTGCTGGCGGCCATGCTGATCAGTTTCACCGTGGAGCGTCAGCTAGCGGTCTCCCATGGCGTCCCCGTGGCCGTTTCTCCGGCCGTGCCCGTGGCCATCGACCTGTACCTGATTTGGGCTGTCCGGACAGCGCGTGATGTGGCCGCCGCTGTCCTCCTGGCCGTGGCCGCCAACGTGGCCGGTGTGCTTTCCGCTGAAAGTCTCGCGGCCGTAGGCACGTGGGTGTCCGCCGGACTGCACGCGGTCTTCCCGTTGGCTGTCTGGCGCATGCATAGAACGCCCGCTGTAGCGCCTGTGAGCCTGCCGGACGTCCCTGCGGACAGCGAGGCTACGAACGGCCGCTACGTGGCCGCTGAGAGCGTTCCTGGGCCGGACCCTGTGGCCGTTGCGGATGCCTATTGGCAGGACTTCGAGGAAACGGCGGACATGGTGCCGGACAGCGCGGACACGCCCGTAACTCCGCCCCGCGTGGCGGACATTCGTGCGGCCATGGACGTGATCGCGTCGGCAAACGGTCGGCCGGTGACCGGCCCCATGCTTGCTGACCATTTCGGGGTGTCCGCCCGGACCGGCCGCCGGTATCTCGCGCTGGCCGCTGAGGCTGCCTGACACACAACGAGGGCCCTAGGCTCCCTGGATTGCTCCGGGGACGTCCTAGGGCCCTTTTTGGCGTTCCTGACTACCCGTCAGTCTCGCTTGCAGCGCTCACAGCGGCAAGGTGGCCACGTAGTCGTCAGCAGTGGCGTTTGCACGTCGGCAGGGCCGTATTCGCGCGCTGGCCCATAGGTCTGCCCACTGTCACGGGATACCCGCAGGGTCAGGCGAGGTCGCGCGGTCTCACTCATAGCCGCTCCCCGCGCGATTCCGCGATGCGCAGCAGATCCGCGAGGCTCGCGCAGAGTTGACCGACGACAAACCGCAACTCGTCCGCTGTCGCTGTCTGGACTTCCGGTCTCTGACACATCGTCAGAACGTGCTCAGCGTTGCCGATCAAACCCGCCTCTACGTCGTCTGCCAGGCGCGACAGCGGGGAACCGTCGCTCTCGCTGACCAGGTAGACGGGCTTCCCCTCCGGTGTCTGCCACGGTGCGAGCCGTGCGCTACTCATGCCGTCAGCCCCTCGTAATCGATTCCGGCGGTAGCCAGCACCAGCGCGATGCGCCTTTCCCGCTGTGTGTATAGCTCTCGCTGGCGTTCCCACTGGACGAGATAGGGCCGCACGAGCGGCGTGGATTCCCCGTCGATGATGTCCAGCGGACGCCGTGCGGTCCGGGGGGTTGCCAGTATCGTTCGCACTGTCGGTCACTCCTTGGGTGATCGGCCACGCCCCGGGACGGTTACCGCCGTCGCCGGGGTCTTTGCGTTATCCAGCGTAGTCGAATGGTCGAATGCTCGGTAGGTCGAATGGTCGGATGCGCGATGGCTCGTTTGGTCGCACGCTGGGTCGCATGATCGATCGCACGCAGCCGGTTTATCCGCAGGTTCGGGACGTACTGCGGGAGCGCATCCGGTCCGGCGAGTACCCGCCCGGCGCTGACATGCCGTCCGTTCTCGCTGTGGCTACCGAATTCGACGTCGCAGCGTCCACCGTTCAGCGCGCAATGGCCGAGCTGCGGGCGGAAGGGCTGATTGTCACGTGGTCCGGCCGAGGTAGCCACGTCGCCGACCCGCTGCCGCAGTAGTCTGGGGCCCGCCCCGTCCGGCTGGTCTGTCCGCAAACACTCCGCCGGGCGGGGTTCCACGTTTTCGCAGGTCAAGGGCACGTCAGTGGTGTAGCTGAAGGGCTCGCTTCGACTACACAACCAACGTCATGTCAGGTACGATCACTGCCATGCGGACAGACAACATCAGCAGCACGATTGACGCTGCGTCAGACACGGCAACGGCTACGCGCCGCGCGGTCATCTATGCCCGGCAGTCACAAGAGCGGAAAGACAAGTCCGAAGGTTCGACCCTCACACAGACTAACGAGGGAAAAGCGCTCATTGCCCGCAGCGATGATCTCAAGTTCACCGCGCTGTACGAGGACCGCGATATAAGCGCGTTCAAGGACGTCGAACGCCCCGACTTTGAGCGCATGCTAGCTGACGCGCGGAGCGGCCAAATTGACGTAATCGTGGTGCACTACGTGAGCAGGTTCTCACGCAAGGAACCGAAGGACGCGCTGCCGGTAATCCTGGAGCTACAGCGGCTCGGTATTCAGATCATAAGCGTGAATGAGGGACCGATCACTGACGACATTGTCGGGCTTATCTCGCTGATCATGCGGCTTAACGCTGCACATGAAGAGTCGCTGAATAAGTCCAAGCATGTCAGCGGGACAAAGCGCACCCTTAAAGCCGCTGGCGGATTCGTGGGCGGAGTTGCGCCGTTCGGATTCCGCACCGAAGCACAGCGCAGCGGGAAACTAACCATTCGCGTGCTTGTGCACGAACCGAACGAGGCCGAGATAATCCGGCAGATCGTCGCCCGTATCCTGGCACACAAAGACGCGCCATTCGTGCCCGGAAAGCCGCACCCCGGTTCGCTGACCGGCATTTGCGCATGGCTCAACGAAACCGGAGTGCCGACGCGGGGGATCGAAAGCCACGCACGGCGGGGAATCACAGCGCCTACGTGGAAAGTCACCACCATTCGCCGCGTGCTGACCGACCCGCGACTCATGGGCCACCTGACAGAGCCCGTTTATGAGACCGTGCCTAAGCGTGATGGGTCCGGGACATGGCAGAAGCGCAGCGGATACCGCAGCGTCCGGGACGAACACGGGGCACCCGTCATTAGTAGCGAGCCGATCATTAGCGCCGCTGAGTTTCACGACCTACAGCGTGTGCTAGCCGTGCACAAAGACGGCAGTAAGACAAAATCTGAATTTGTCGTGCGTGGTGACTCGCTGCTAAGCGCGCTGGGCATTCTGTACTGCGATGGTGGGCACACAATGTGCAAGCACACGGGGAACAGCGGGCGTATGAGCACCTACGTTTGTCAGCGAAGGAAGGGCACGGACAGCACCCACGACGGTCGGGTGGCGATTCTCCGTGACCGCCTTGATGATCACGTGGCCCGCGCGGTTATGTCTCGGATCGGTACCCTCGATCCGGAAAACCCTGAAGATCTAGAATTGCTGGTCGAGGCTACCCGCCGATTCGCCGCCGCCAATAGCTCACCGGAAACCGCCGCAGAGAAATCTACGCTTGTAGTAGAACGTGCCGACTACCGGGCGGCTCTCGCCGAGCTGTACGACGATCACGATGCAGGAGTCTACAAAGGCGCTACGGGTCGCGCACGGTTCATAGCCAAGCGGGACCGCCTAGAAACGTCGCTTAGCGGCGTGGAAGAGCGTCTAGCGGCACTAGAGGCCAACCGCCCCGTGCTCATTAGCGTTGATGCGTGGGCCGAGCGTGACGAAATGGACGGCGATCCGCTGGGGCCCGGCTCGTGGTGGCACGGCGCAAGCGTCGCAGACCGGCGGGAAATGCTTCGGCTGTTCGTTACGCGAGTGACCGTGCGAAAGGCTGAGAATTTCGGCACGTCCTACGCTGCTGCGCCGACCTGGGACCGCGTGAAGATCACTTGGGCGGGTGAAAGCACACAGCAGGCGTAGCGGTAGCGAGGTATGGGCCCCGGCGGGAGTGATCCTGCTGGGGCCCTTTTGCGTGCCCTACGCGGGCATGTGAGCCGCTGTAAGCCCGTGGCCGGTACCCGACGCCATCGAGGCCGCGCGACGCGCTTAGAGGGCCGTACAGAGCTTCGCGTCTAGCGCGTGGTGCACAGCGGGCAGGGCAGTGGCCAAACGCCACCACTCACAAGCCGGTGACCTGCATAAATGGTGAGATGGTGTTTTGGGGTATCAATCACATCAACCCCTATACGTTTAGCTTGGATCAGAACGGCATGCCATCTCACCACTTCACCACTTATAACGAAATGGTAACGGTCGGTGGGACGATGGCCTGTAAACCCGTTAAATCAGCGCTGGCGGGAAGCCCTTGCGCTCTAGTACACCCGTAGGCAGTTCGCTGCCCGTCGCCCAGTCGGACGCCAGCATGACTCCTGGGTGCCTGTAGATCCCCGTAACACGCCGGGTTATGCGTGTTCTCCTGTGGGAGGAGCCCCGGCTCGTTGCCCGACCTTTTGCTGCGGATTGGCGTCCGCGAAGCAACAGGTTTAGCAACGAGTCGGGGCTTTTCTGTTTCCCGCAGCGGATCGGGTCATATCCGCGCTCCTGGTGGGATGGGCGAGCCCGGTCACAGCGCTAACAGTGGAATTGCAAGCCGCTGTGTCTGTGATCGGGTGCCACCACCACTCCAATCCCCAATTCCCCAAGGTCTCACCATGAATCTTGAACAATCGCCCCGTGTTGCTGCTCGCCTCGAAAGCGTCTATTACAGCACCGGAAGCAAGGCCGGCGACGCTCGCGTAATTACCTGTCCTTTCTGCATGCTTGAGCACCGCCACGGCAGCTCGCTGGGCAGTCGCGTGGCGCATTGCACAGACTACGTTGCGCCCCGATCCCGCAAGGTCGATCCGCGCGACACAGAACACAATCCGGGCTACATCCTCTGCGACCCTGCCGACGATATCGACTGGGAGCTAGAGCGCGTAGTTGGGCAACTTATC